TTTTTTTTTTTTTTTTTTAATTCTCCATTAAAATTTTTGTTTTTAGATTTTTATTTATTTTTGTTTATTTTATTTGTGAAAACTATTGCCTTTTGGGCATAATCACATTATTTCCATCATCTTGCCGACATCTCCGACAAGTCTTGTAAACTCGTTGCCACCATGCAAAACAGTTTGGTCCATTTGTTTGGGCTCCATGTTGTTCATTTGCTGGTTTTCGGGTCTAACGTTATTTGTCACTGCTTGGAGTGCGTTAATATCCGAAGTTGCTGGCTTTAAGTCCCTAATATTCTCTCCAACGACTTCTCCACATATCATTGCTTCTAATTCTATGTTTGGAGCGGCACTTCCAAGGCCGGAAATACAAAACGCCATGTAATGATGGTCCATGGGGTATTGAAGGACATTTCCAACCAAGGTTGTGTCGAACTGAAAGTCCGGGTTGTAGGACAATTCTTGTGAGTTGACAGGAGTGTAAGTTAAAGTGCACCATTCTTTTGCGACTGGGCACTTATAATACGATTCGAAATTCGAGTATTCAGCTTGGGTCAATGCATTCACGGTGAAATGATTTGGTTCTTCAAACGCGTGCACTATTCCTTGTTGAGTCATTGCAGCCCCCGCGTATCTAACACGTAAGCCCGCGCAAACCACTCGTTCAGTCACGTAGGGACCAAGGTCCCCCACTGCGAATTCACCATTCCAGTTATATCCAGTAAATGGACTACCGCCGGTGATTCCTCCTCCTTTTATGTCTACCCAGTTTGGAAATGTAGTCGTACAATCCGCTGAGTTATTTGAAACAAATAGGCATGGCCCATCTGATCCTGTCGCTGGGTAATTATTCGCTAGTCGTCTAGGACAAAAGAAAGCTTGAAAATTTCCCGCTGCGTTCACTGCCACAGTCAATCTGATAAAGTAACAGAATCTCTTTGATTTGAGACTTGGGACCGTTGGGACGCAAGGAAGCTCCGAAGGGATCCTCCCGCCAAGTCCGTATGCTTTATTCCGTTCAGCAGCAGTGCCGTCGAGGTGCTGGAAGGGGTTGGTGACAGATGATGCGTAGTTGGCACCGCACCCACTAAACATGAGCCGCCCAGACGCATCTGCTTTAATTCCATTTCCACCTTTCCGTTTAAATTTATTTTTAGAATTTTTGCTTCCTGTTCCTCCCCGCTGGACGTTGATGTGTCCAAGCTTTTGAGAGGTATCTCCATATCCGATATCATTTCGTTCGATTGCCATACGTTGCCGAGTGGGATTGATCGGGTCACCGAAGACATTCGTTTTACCCCTGGGGGGGCCACGCTGCTTCTTGGGACCTTTAGATCCGACCGTCGCGACGGTATAGTTTGATCGATATTGTTGGTATCTAGCGTTTTTTTCTGCAGGGGAAAGTCCTTTAAGTTTTCCCCCCTTTTTTTCGAACCAGTTCTTTTTTGATAACATTCTTCCATCCTCATTAAATTTAGGTGTCAAAGAATCCGAACAACATTGTTGTTGATCAGTCATATTCTTTAAAGCCTCCACCTCCATCCCTAAATTAGGTTCTGGGAATGGGTAGTTTCCTTCAACTCCGAGCCAAAAGCAGTAGATAACTTCGTTTCGTGTAGGCACTCCTATTCCACGAAGGCTATCGACAAAGCCTCCAACTACTTCTGGTCGACCCAAGAGGTTTACTAGGGTCGCTCGAATGTATTCAAAAAGATTTTGGTCTTTCCAAGACAAATGCATTAGAGCATACATCTTGCTAACCTCTTCATCTGGAGAATGTGGTTCTATTTCTGTCATTAAGGCCGAATAAATTCGGCCAGAATCGTATGACGGGATAAAATTCTCTCCAAGGACGTTGATTTCTGCTCCAAGAAAGTGCAGGCCAATCGGGCCTTTCTGCACTTTGAACTGAGACGGTTTTATTGTCAGTCCAAATTGAGCATATACTTTTGTCGACATTTCTTTAAAAGTTTCCAAAAAGTGTTTTTCTTTTTTGGCCTTTTGGTCTCCATCTATTTTCACAGACCCAAAAACATCGTCACCGTATAAATCTCCGCCAACTCGGGAAATAAAAGAGTAAGTCGCGTAAATATATTCACGCTGATAATTTTTGATTTTTTGATGCATAATGCAG